GATAATCATCTTCATAATCCCAATCTCGCATTTTACTCATAGAAAGCCTTGTGTGTAATCATTGAAAATTTATCCTTCTCCACTTTGATGAAAGGTGAGTACTTGTGTATGGTTCGTGAGATGGAGTTCCAAACTGGATCCAACACCAGCTGTTCATCCACCTCTGTAGTAAATCTATACAATTTATTTAGAATTACAAGTGTTTCCAACCGACATCTTTTACCACAATACTCCTTCAGAATCACGGGGTGTCCTTGAGAACAATCCCAAGCATCTTCCAGTTTTGTGACTTGAAACACCAGATTCTTGATGTCTTGTGTGTAGGTATAGGTGAGACTTTCCTGCACCCGTTTCCATTCTGTGTAGATTTCTGGGCCGGTGTTCTCAAAAATACCCCACTCATTACCATTCAGAAAGTTGGCCACCAGATAGTTGATGAACTCATCCTGATTGTAATTGTACTGCTTCATCAACACTTCCAGCTTCTTCTTGAAACTAGCCTTCACACCTGCCTTGGGTCGTCGTGGGGCAATACCACTTCGGATGTCGTAGTTGTCAGTTGTGAAGTGGAGCCGTAAAGAGGTGTAAATCTTGTAGGCGTCAGAAACATTCATACAGGTAGTTTGGCAGTCTTTTTCAACAGGTTCATTTCCTCAGCTTCTGCTTGTATCTTGGCTTTCAAGGAGCTGGTAATCATGGTGGCCACTGCCACGGGTTCTATGCCTTTCATTTCACAATAATCCAATAGAGCTTCGAAGCATCCAATTCTACGTTTGACTGCTTCCTTCTCAATGTGTATAGAGAAGTCGGTGGAATTGGTGAACTCACGGGTGATGAGATATTCCACAGTGAGTAGCTTCGGGTCCTGTTCATCAGTCATGTTTTAGGCTCATAGAAAATGTGACCCCCGATACGCACTACAGGTCTGGCAAAAGTCCAGTTGGGTGTCACCTTGGTGTTATGAAAATATAGTGCATTCTCTAAGCTAATAACGCTTGTGTTATTTGTCAACACCGCAACAGCAATTTCTTTTGCCTGTTCATAGATTCGGGTGTTGAATCGCGCCTTGGGTCCGCAAGTCCAAGAGAATTGACATCCTCGAGAATTTCTCTGGTACACCACACCACAAACCGTCTTAGGAAATTCTGGGTGTCGGACACGATTCATGGTCACCACAGCCACGGCCAATTTTCCTAGATATGGCTCAGCAGGTGCTTCATAGTAGATGTTTTTTGCCAGACATTCCACATCTTTGGTGTTCAACACCACAGGGACAGCAGGTGTTCTTAGCAAAGGGTTGTTGGTGTGAAATAGTGGTGCTGTGAACAATAATACTATGGGAAGAACTAGAATTTTTTTCATAATACCTCCTGTCCTAGTACATTAACACAACACCACTCACTTGTCAAGTGTTAGAAACCACTACAGCTACTTCCTCCGCAACCGCAAGCACCTTCCTTGAACGATTCTGAGCATTCTGGAGGACAGAACTGCGTACATGCATCCAAACGTACAATCACAGTACCATCACTTTGCTTGCTGTAATACACTTCAGGTTGTGTCATGTCCACTTCATCCTCTGACACATCATACACACCAAACTTCAACACCATGAGATACAACTGTTCATTATCAGAATTCAATGCTTCCATGAATTGACGATACTTACCCACTTGCAAATCTGCTGGGGGAGTCACAGTCAACTCGGTGCCATCATATGTCACCCAAGGAAGTTGATTTCTATAGTGAGTGCCAAACAACACATCATCAATGCTCACTGCCACACCAGGTGCTGCAATTTGTACGGGGATGGTGATGGAGGTGCCACGCTTCACAGGGATGTAGGTGTTGGCAGGGTCAGGTGAAAGAAACAGATTGTCATGTGAGATGGCTTGTACCAACAGATTAGGTGTAGTGCCATAGATGGTTTCATTTCTGAACAATCTGTCTGCCAAACCAGCAGACAAGAAATTGTTTTGAATTTGTGATGCTGTTTGTCCAGGAGAGTTATGAATGTACTGACACACTAGAGCGCTAGTTATGGCAGCAGCATATGATGTTCCTGAGCCTGAGGTGATGGTGCCATCCAAGGCTGCAATTTCCACATCAATACCAGGAGCGGTGATGTCCACTTCAGGACCCCAGTTGCTACCAGTACCAGGACCCCAACCAATCACACGGTCATATGCATCTGATGCTGCCACGCCAATCACAGTGTCTAGACCCACAGGTGAGAAATTGTCAGCTGCTTCCACAGTGTTACCTGCGGATGCCACCACAACTAGACCTGACAGTTGCAATTCACGAATCTTTGTATCAAGAATTTGACTCTTAGCTACGTGCCATGAGCAGTTCACAACCTTCACATCATCAGGTGTTTCCAAATGGTCGGCCTTCACAGCATTGAAAGCTGCCAACAATTGACTTACTGGGATGGCAATACCTGATTGAATTTTCACATTCTTGATGATGGCATCTCTGGCAGCACCTAGCTGTCCGCCAACAATCAAACTGGTGATGGCAGTGCCGTGACCGATGGTATCATCGAAAGTTTCATCATAGGAATGCAAATTCAAAATGGTTCTACCTTGTAGTTCAGGGTGTGTGGTATCAATGCCTGAGTCCAACACATACACCACAACACCAGCACCTTCATTCTTGGGTGTGTACACGGTACGCATTGGCAAGTCAGTGCTGTTCACACGATTTCTTTGCCAAGCACCTAATGTGGCAGTGACAGATGTATCCTCTTCTGTCAGGGTGATTTGTGAAAACTGTGAGAAATCTACAGAATCAGAAGTGGTCACATTCATGACATTCAATGATTCATAGATTGCATTCACTGTGATGCCAGCTGCTTCCAACTCTGTTTGCAATGCTGCAGCATCACCAGTATAAACTAGATTGTAAAGGGCCATAATTTCTCCTGAAAGTGGAACGATGTTTAGATATATTTATGTAGTTTGCATTGCCCAGTTTCTTTCCATACAGAAAAAACATCCCCCACAGGGAGTGATTTCATCAGAAACTATCGGTCTACCACAAGAAAATGTCAGATTCCATAAATCCAAGATGGTTTCTTTCTGATAGATTTGATATATTTCAGGTTTCAACATCTCTATGAAAGGTCGAAGATGTTGTTTACTGTAGGCAGGCCCACGTACCGGAGGTGTATCGTGAGGTATAATCACGGTAGGTGTAAACACATTGTCTGGAACTTTGTTACATCCAGAAAATACATATCCTGGAAATGTATGAAGAATGGTTTCCACAGCTAACCTGATATAAGTTTTACCCCATTGATTTATCGGTATTTGTTTTTGAAAATGAGAATTCAACCATTCGTGAGTTTGACTTATGAATGGTTGTTGATAGGGAAACAAACGATTTTTCATGTAGTGAAGAATCACAGGTGTTTCTGGGTATTGTTTCAGTAGCAGATAGGTTAATAAAGTGCTATCAGCTCCACCAGAAAACAAAACATTGATGTGTGTGCAATCTTCAGGGATGTCAATTTTCATAGAAAAATTTGGTGGGGTTTTCTGTTCCCAGGGAAACCCCGAACCCGGCATGCTACCTAATTAGGCAGCTAATGCAAGAGGCGTATTATATGTGCCTGTTAATGTTTTTGCTCTGCTTACGGCAGTCGCCTATCGGGTAGCTCTCTCATCTAGTCCTTAACCTGTCGAAACCAGTCATCCCCGAAATGTTTGCCGCTGAATGGAGATGGAGGGAATCGAACCCTCGTCCAAGCTATGTTTCAATTTGAGCTGTTCTACTACCATCCTACAGAATTATTTATGAAACTCTTTGATGATGATTTTGTTATCAACATCAATTAATATGGCTGTAAGATTTTCCACCCAGTCCCCAGAATTTAAATAATGGATTCCGGCGATTTGTCTGTCCTCTGGTTTATGGATGTGACCACAGATAACCCCAGAGCAGTTGTTCTGCCGTGCAAGATTTGCTGCACCTACTTCAAAGTCTGTGATGTAGTTGACTGCTGCCTTCACACCATTCTTGATATCCTTGGAAATAGAATAGTATGGAAGTCCTCTCCATGCTCTCCACTTGTTATACCACGTGTTCAAACGAAGTGCCAGTTCATATCCACTTGCTCCAATCTTGGCAATCCACTTCCACTTGGCAACGAATACGTCCAAGATGTCTCCATGGAAGATGAAATACTTCTTGCCTTCACCGAGGTCAAGGATGTAGTTTTCTTCCACTTGCAACTTCCCAAGATGCATATGCATGAATTCATGTAAGAACTCATCATGATTTCCACGAATCCAGACCACGGGTATCTTTCTGGAAATGTCTAAGACCTTGGATATCACCTTGGTATGTTTTGCTCTCCAACGAACTCCACGGGACAGCGCCCAACCATCTACGAAGTCACCGTTGATAATCAAAATATCTGTGTGGTGTTCTTCCAGAAACTTCAAGAACTCAACTGCTTTGCAATCTTCTGTTCCCAAATGAACATCAGATACAATAATGGCTTTATAATGCTTCATATTAATCCCAATAGTTCACTTTTGCCTTCTCGAAGTGCTTAAGGTTGTTTCTATTGAAGAAATTCACAGTCATGTACCATATCATTCCAAGATATCCCAACTTGGTGAATCGTCGTTCATCTTGACCGAAGTAATGGTCAATAATCATGAACTTCTTTGCATCATACTGCTTGCTCAAAATGTAATCTTCTGATGTTTCATATTTGTTTGGGAACCCACCAAGTTCATCAAATTTATCTTTTCTGGTCAAGAAAAATGCTCCGATGGCAAATGGAGTTTTCTTGGTCATGATTTTATTGATAAGATTGAAACACCAGAAGAAGAATGACGCACGAAGATGTTCACCATAATTTTTGATATTCGCTGTTACCAAATCCAAATCATACACTCTCATTTTATTTACTGCATCATATATCGTAGATGGATGAAACAACCGAACATCAGCATCTAAGAACAAAATATATGGTGTGGTCGCCAACTTGGCACCATTGTTTCTGCCCACAGATACAGGTCCGCCTTTAATGACTTCTATGTTCAGCACATCATCATAAAGTTTCACCACCGAGAGAGTATTATCGGTACTATCGGCATCTGCGACAAGGATACGAGTGTTTCTGATACCCATTTGTTGTGACAAAGAATCAAGTAGATGTCCAATATATTTTTCTTCATTCTTGCATGGGATGATGATAGTGAGCAAATCCTTCATTTCATGACCTCGTACACATCTCGGTAATAGAGTAGTTGTTCCACATGATGGTCTCTCTTGCTTTGAAAAACTTGCATGAATCCATCTGATACTGCAATCAAAATGGTAAGTCGATTCACAGGTATACCAGTACGTTCTTCAAACATAATGGCATAGGCAGCAGCCTGCATGAAATAGTGTTGAATATGCTCAACATCCTTTTCACGCCGGGCTGTCTTGAAGTCAATCACACTGAGTTTCCCATCAAACTCGGCCACACAATCCACACGACCGGCCAACCGAAGATGATGTGACCATAACGCCACTTCTTGTGCTCGGATGTTGTCAATTCTATCTAATACAGGATTAGCCACCTTGAACATCTCATAATCCCACAATGACAAATCACCACCAGACAGATGGTTTTGAAGATACTTTTCCGTGATGGTGTGAAATCTGGTACCCCAGTTGGCAGCTTGCCTAGACACCTTGTTGGCTTCCACTTCACCCACACGGGCTCGCCACTCTTGGATGCCTTTCTTGG